TTACGGTGCGTTTTCGGACACAACTACGCAAACCATCGTATCCATCAATGAAGCGTATGCGATGACGTTTGACACCACAGACGCAAGCAATGGTGTCAGCATTGGTTCGCCCACCTCGCGATTGGTGGTGAACGAGCAAGGGGTCTACAACATCCAATTTTCCGCGCAGCTAGATAAATCATCAGGCGGCGCGGCAAATGTTTACATTTGGCTGCGTAAAAACGGCAACAACGTTCCCAACACGACCACAACCTTGACTTTGCAAGGAACGGCGGCACGACAAGTCGCCGCGTGGACTTATGTCATACAATTAGAGGCGGCCAACTACGTTGAGTTGATGTGGGCCGCAGACGATGCTGACGTAACAATTCTCGCTGCCAGCGCCACAAGCGTATGGCCTGCGATCCCCTCGGTTATTTGTACCGTAACACAGGTCAACAGCCTGTAATCCCCACAGGAGCAAGGACAATGCCATTAGATAGCGACATTTCCAACGGCGACTCACAGTTGCACGCGGAATTTTACATTTCGGACTCAAAAGGCTGGGAAGGAAAGCCCTTTGTGCGTATTTCCATCCCCGGTGACAAAAACACCGTGATTGACCAGCCCGCTAGGGACGAACACCGAGAGCGCTTCCCGCGCCAATGGCTGTATTTCCAAATGCAGCAAGGCGAGGGAGCAGCGCAAGAAATCGGTACGCCGCTGTCGCAATGGCACCGCGATTATCCCGAAGAAATTACTCGGGATCACATCGCAGAACTGTCTATTTTGAAGTTTGTGACGGTAGAGCAGTTGGCGTTGGCGTCTGACGGCCAGTTGCAGCGCATTATGGGTGGCGTTGGGCTGCGGGAACGCGCTCGGCAGTACCTTAATCGCAAGAACCGAACTGAAGCAAACGCGGAACTAGAAGAAACCAAGCAACAACTTGCCGCCTTGCAGGCGCAGATGGCGCAGTTGTTGAGTCAGGAAGCCCCGAAGCGCAGAGGGCGACCGCCTAAAGAGGAATAGTGTATGTCCACGACCACGATGCTTGAACTGATCCAGCAAGTCACGAACGAGCTGGGTATTGCCACGCCCTCAACGGTAGCGGGCAACACAAGCCAAGACGTTGTGCAGCTTTTAGCGCTGATGAACGCCTCGGGTTACGAGTTGATGCGTCGTGCGGATTGGCGTGAGTTGACCCGTCAGCATACGTTTTACACCGAAGCCATCTCCACCACCGGCACATGGACGGATAGCGCGTACACGATTACGGGCATCCCCTCTACTGCCGGTCTATCCACCGCTTACCAAGTGCAGGGCGTAGGTATCCCCAACGCAACCTACATCACTAGCGTGGACAGCGCCTCACAGGTCACGCTCAACTATGAGCCGACCGAGGGGCAGGTGGGCGGCGAATTGATATTTCAAAAGGTCAAGTACGACCTTCCCGCTGACTACTACAGCACGGTTAATCGTACTCATTGGGACAAGAGCAAGCGTTGGGAAATGCTTGGCCCTGAGTCGCCGCAGCAATGGGAATGGCTGCTCTCGGGCTATATCAGCACCGGCCCTCGTATTCGTTGGCGCTTGTTAGGCGCGTATTTCCAGATTTGGCCGGGTATGAACGCGGGCGAGTTGCTTGGCTTTGAGTATCGCAGCAAAGCGTGGGCGCAAGCCGCTAACGGCACCCCGAAAAACAGTTTCACGGTAGACACCGACACCTGCATCTACCCAGATCGGGTGATGGTGCTGTCCACTAAGCTCAAGTATTTTGAAGCCAAGGGCTTTGATACGACGGCTATCTACCGCGATTACCTGACGGAGTTGGAAACGGCTATTGCACAAGATACGGCGGCTGCCAACCTGTCGTTCGCGCCACGACCGGGTACGGTGTTGATCGGTTACGACAATATCCCAGACAGCGGTTACGGCACGGAAAGCAACTAAAATGCCTCGTCGCCTTGTTCAGAAAACCAACGCCAATGTGGCATCGCTCCCCGCCCCGATTGGGGGCTGGAACGCCCGTGATTCCCTCGCCAACATGGCTCCCACGGATGCCGTCACGCTGGATAATTTCTTTCCGGGCGTCTCCAACGTCAACTTACGCGGTGGATATACGAAACACGCCACCGGGCTGCCGAGCCAAGTTGAAAGTTTGATGGTGTATTCGGGTGCGGCAAGCAACAAGATGTTTGCCGCATCGGGTACGGCGTTTTATGACGTAACTTCCGCAGGTGCGGTGGGTGCAGCGGTGGTCAGCGGCCTAACAAACGCTCGTTGGGAATACGTCAACATCACGACCCCCGGCGGCAACTTCTTGATGGCCGTGAACGGGGTAGATAAGCCGCAGTTGTACGATGGCTCAACGTGGACAGCGATTGACGGCGTGTCATCGCCTGCCATTACAGGCGTTACCACGACCACGCTAGATAACATCACGCTGTTTAAGAACCGGCTGTGGTTTATCCAGAAAGACACTCTTAAAGCGTGGTACTTGCCGACCCTATCGGTGGGCGGTGCAGCACAAGCGTTGGACTTATCTGCCGTCGCCAAACTCGGTGGCAAATTAGTTTCTGTTGGCACATGGACTATTGACGCCGGTTACGGTGTGGATGACAACCTTGTATTTGTCACCGACAAGGGCGAAATCATCGTCTATCGCGGAACCGACCCTTCTAGCGCCTCCACATGGGCGCTGATCGGCGTCTGGATGGTGGGTGCGCCTATCTCCAAGCGCTGCATGATGAAGTACGGCGGCGACATCTTGTTGCTCACGCTAGATGGCCTGTTGCCGCTCGCCTCTGCGCTGCAATCGTCCCGCCTTGACCCCAACGTGGCGCTCTCGGACAAGATTCAAGGTGCTTTTGCTGCCGCCGCGCAGAACTACAAAAACACCTTTGGCTGGGGCATGATCTACAACGCGGATAACAATGCGTTGGTGGTCAACGTGCCTGTTGCGGTCGGATCGCAAGAGCAGTTTGTGATGAACAACATCACAAAGTCATGGTGTCGGTTTACCGGCTGGGCTGCCAACTGTTTCAACATCCTCAATGACGACTTGTATTTCGGTGGCAACGAATACGTTGCAAAGGCGTGGGTCATTGGCTCTACGGGCTACGTTGACGATACCAACAACATTGAAGGCCGCGTGCTACAGGCGTTTAACTACTTTGATTCGCGGGGCGTGAAGAAATACTTTACCCGCGCCCGCCCGAGCATTTTCAGCAATGGGCAGCCCGCGATCAACATTGACATCAACGTGGATTTTGACCTGTCGGCCAGCACCGCCGCCCTCGCCTACTCCCCGATTACGGTAGCCGTATGGGATTCGGGGCTATGGGATACGGGGTTGTGGGGTCAAGACACGGTGATTTCTAACAACTGGCAGGGCGTTACCGGCATTGGCTACAACGCCGGTATACAGCTCAACAGCAGCAGTCAGAATTTGCAGATTCAATGGGCATCAACGGACATCGTGTATCAGATCGGATGGGCTGGAATATAGAAAGCAGCACAGAGGTGGGCGAGTGGGTCTGCTCCCATACAGGGGGTGGCTACCATGAGGCTCGCTCTAACGCTATCGGGCTGCGTAAAGATGGCGAATTGGTGGCGGGCGTGGTGTACGAGAATTGGAACGGTCGTTCCGTCGTGTGCCACATCGCATTTAAGGGTCGTTTGACACCTGCGTATCTAGCCGCTGTATTTGATTACCCCTTCAATGTGTGTGGGGTTGACAAAATTATCGCTCCCGTGTCAAGCGGGAATGGCAAAGCATTGCGTTTAGTGGGTAAAATGGGGTTCACCGAGGAAGCGCGTATCCATAACGCCGACACCGCCGGGGACATCGTGTTTTTAACAATGGCACGGGAGTCGTGCCGGTATCTAGGAAGGCGTTATGGGCAAAAGTTCACCGAAACCACCTCCGGCACCTGATTACGCCGCTGCGGCACAAGCGCAAGGCGCGGCTAATCTGGAGGCCGCACGGCTAACTGCTCGCATCTCCAACCCGAACATTAACACGCCCTACGGTGGGCAGCGGGTCAGCTTTGGTAAGCCTGTCACTAATGAGGCGGCTTACAACCAAGCAATGGAGGCTTACAACAAGGCTGTTGAAGCCCAGAAAGCCTATAATGACCGCCGCGCACAGACACCGAGCGTATCGCCGGGGCAGTTCCCGACTACTGGCCCATTGCCGTCACAGCCAACCGTCCAGCCAACCGTAGGCGGCGCTGTAGGTGGCCCGCCGGGGTTGCGTAGCCCAGAGGGCTTTGA